TCAATCAGGCGGAAGTGGATGCCATGATTGGCAAGCGGCTTGCAAAAGCCATGAAGGGGATACCCCGGGAGGAAGAACTGACTGCCTACCGCACTTGGCAAACTGGACAGGCTGGTGAGAAAGAACGCTGGGATAAGCTGACCGGCGAGCGGGACACCCTCTCCGGCAAACTGACCGCCGCAGAAAGCGAGCGGGACCAGTTGAAACGGGAACTGTACGTTCTGAAGAAGGGCCTGACCGGCGAGGAAGCGGAGTTTATCGCCTTCAAGGCTGGGAAGATGGTGGACGATAAGACCACATTTGAGCAGGCCGTGGACGCTCTGACCGCTGACCGCAAAAAGACCACTTTTGACTGGACCGCTCCTGTGGGTGGCGGAAGCTCCAAAACAGGAGAAAACGACCTGATGAATGCCCTGATTCGGGGCGCACTGAAATGAAAGGAGAACCTAAATGGCTGTTGATATTATTGATAGAAGTAAACTTTCCGGGCTTATTCCTGAGCCCGTGACCCGTGAGATTATCCAGGGAGCCGTAACGGAGTCCGCCGTGCTGCGGATGGCCAGACGGCTGCCCAACATGACCAGTAAGACCCAGACCCTTAACGTGCTGGACGCACTGCCCACCGCCTACTTTGTGAACGGAGAGGCGACGACTGGAGCGGCTGACTCCAAGGCATCCCTCAAAAAGACCACCAACATGGCGTGGGATAAGAAGAAAATCTACGCCGAGGAGATCGCTGTCATCGTCCCCATCCCAGAGGCAGTGCTGGATGACAGCGACTACGATATCTGGAGCCAGGTACGGCCCCGCCTCCAGGAAGCATTCGGCAAGGTCATCGACGCCGCCATCCTGTACGGCACGGACAAGCCCACATCCTGGCGTGAGGGCTTGGTTCCTTCGGCTACTACTGCAAACGCTGTTGTGACTGCTACCAGCGATATTTTCAAGGACATCATGGGTGAGGGCGGTGTGATCGCCAAAGTGGAGGAGAGCGGCTATATCCCCAACGGTGTGATGGCTGCTATCCAGATGCGGGCCAAGCTGCGCGGCCTGGTGGACAAGAACGGTCAGCCCATTTTCAAGACCGATATGCAGGGTGATACCCGCTACGCGCTGGATGGTATGTCCATGTACTTCCCTGTCAACGGCGCATTTGACCCGGAGGAATCCCTGGCCATTGTGGGCGACTGGAGCCAGTTGGTCTATGCCATCCGGCAGGATATGACCTTCAAGATCTTTGACAGCGGTGTGGTGCAGGACCCCACTACCGGAAACATCCTTTATAACCTGATGCAGAATGACATGGTGGCTCTCCGTGCCGTCATGCGGCTGGGCTGGGAGATCCCCAATCCCATCAACGCCTATAATGCGGGGCTGGAAAATGCTTTCCCTTTTGCTGTCTACGAGCCGGCGGGGGGTTAAGCGCGCGCCTCTCGGGGCTGACGATTGGCGCGCTGACACTAACTCCGTCGTTTGACCCAGATGCGACGGAGTATACAGCCAACACGACAAACGCCACCAACACCATCACCGCAACGCCAGAGGATGACGAGGCGACAGTAACCATCTTGAATGGCGAAACGCCCGTAAGCAATGGCGCGGCGGCTACCTGGGCAGAGGGGGCAAACACAGTTACTATCACAGTGAAAAACGGGGCGGCGCAGAAGGTTTACACCGCTACCGTCACGAAATCAACCTGAAAGAAGGCTCTGTAATGGCTTACGCAGACTATAGGTATTACATAACTACATACCTGGGGACAGCCATTCAGGAGGCCGACTTTCCCCGCCTGTCCCTGCGCGCGAGCTCCTTCCTGGATTACTACACGCAGGGCCGAGCGGCCCGTAATGCTGGCCTTGATGCGCTGAAAATGGCTTGCTGCGCCGTTGCGGAGCAGTATCAGGCCATTGATGCCGCCCAAGCGCTGGCGCAAAAGGCTCTGTCCGCCTCCGTGAAATCCGAGGGAGAACTGCAAAGCCAGAGCGTTGGAAGCTGGTCCAAGACCTACCGAAGCGGCGGGGACAGCGCACAACAGGCCCTGTCCTCCGCCCGGGCGGCGCAAGCCTCCCTTGGGGCTATCGCCCAGCAATATTTAGGGGCTACCGGCCTCCTGTACAGAGGGAGGGGGTGCGGATATGGATATGTTCCCCCATACTGTGACGCTCTATAACATTTCCGAGGACAGCGAATATCACATTACCTCCAATATCACGCTTCTGCAAGGAGTTCTGCTAGACGCTTCGAAAGGAGTTAATGTCAGGACGAGCGGTATCGAGGGAGCGGATGCCGTAAATTTATATATCCCTTTCTCTGTTTCTGCTCTGGATGGAATGAGTGGAAAAAAGAAGCGTTATGTTGGGCCGAAAGAGTACATGGAGTCAGAAAATAAAGATGAGCTCTGGACTCTGGAGCCTGGAAACAAATGCTTTTTTGCGAAAGGCAGGATTTTAAAGCCAGGCAATGACTTTCAGACCATCAACAGAGAAAACGATGATGTGTACCGTGTAACAAAGGTAGATGAGAAGGACTTCGGCGGCGAAATGTCCCACTGGGAAGTGGGTGGAGCCTGATGGTCAAGTTTGATATTCAAGTTGACATCCAGTCTGACGTTCTGGCAGAGCCAGCCAGCAGAGCGGAGCACATCCTGGCGCTTCAAATCAAAAAGGATACAACGCCCTTTGTACCTGCTTTGACCGGCTCATTGTCTACCCGGACAAGGGTGGAAGAAGGAACTGTAATCTATCCAGGTCCATACGCGAGATATCTCTACTACGGAAAATTGATGGTGGACCAGGAAACCGGGAGCAGTTACGCCACGAAGGGCAAGAGCAAGGTCAAGACGGACAAGGATCTGGTGTTTAACCAAGCCATGCACGTTATGGCACAAAGCCATTGGTTTGAGGCTTCTAAGGCACAAAACCTGAAGAGATGGATTGATGTGGCGGATAAGGCGGTGAAAGATGAGCTTAACCGGAAATAAAAGGAAAAGCCCCGTTTCTGGAGAGGAACAGGACAAGGTATCCAGAGCTGTCCTCCAATGCTTGAACCGATATCCGCAAAAGCCAGTGGATAAAATTGAATTTGAATCTCTGGACCCGGACGAGCCAGGTATGGCGCTGTCTGTGATACAGGGAGCCTATAAGGTGGAGGAGTATATCAACGGGTCCTACCTGGCGGAATACCAGTTCAAGATCATCTACCGTCTGCAACCTGACGGGACAGACGGGAGGCTGAAAGCCGACGAGAGCTTGAACCGGATGGCGGATTGGCTGACCCAGCAGACAGAAACCATTGATCTGGGCCAGGGAAAAACAGTGAAGGACTTGGTATGTAACTCCCGCTCCTCCCTGTTTGGACGATACCAGGACATGAGCGAGGACCATCAGATCCTGATGTCCATGACTTACGAAGTCCAGTAAAAACCTATTTGCACCTCGACAACTTCATATTGAGATAGCGGAAATTTTGGTGAAAAGGCCGCTCCCCAAAATAGAGAGCGGCCAAAATCATGATTCGCTTTTTGGAGAGTACCCAGAGCGGGCAAATACGTTCAGCAAGTCCCCATAGATAACGGAGTTACAGTAAAAGCCAAAGGTGAAGCCGAAGTTTGAAACTGGGTCAGAAAGGTGCATATAAGCCATCCCAGCCACTTCCTGTTCAAATTCCTGTGTGGTGCTGCTGATTTGTTCAGAGCCCTTTGCTCTTCCCCCACCCCTGCTCTGTGATACCTCTGATGTTTTTTTGTTTCCGGTTCCCACCAAAGCACCAACTAAGGTCCCGGCCCCTGGGAGGATCGCTGTTCCGACAGCAGCGCCAATTAATCTTCCAGTCCGTTTGTCACGGCCATGGCTCTGTGTGACACTTGAACTTCTGCTTTTTTCATTGTATTTTGTGACACCGGACGTAGTCGTAACGGTTTGATATCTAGGCCCTTCCCACTGAAACTCGGTGATTTTATAATGGCCTTCTATGTCATCAAAATAAATAAAGCCATCGTCGTTGACACGAAGGACCACAAAATGGTCTTTTGGCTTTAAGAAAAAGTTTTGTTTCCCAGATGTTACAGAAAGCTGGACCTGGAGTTCGTTGGACCGTATTTTTCGCACTTCAGCCGCACTTTTGAAAGAATCGAACAACGACATAATATCCCCTCCATTACACAAACTTCTACCCAGAAGATACCATATCATAGAAAAAAAGTCACGAAAAAATTTCCTTGCCCCCTTTATCCCATCAAAGTTCCCGCTATCTCAATATGAGGTGGCGGGGATTTTTATTTAAAAAGGAGAATTTGGTATGGCAACCGAAAAAATCAAACGACCTCTGATCGCGCATTTTTTGGATACATCAAAATCCGCAACATACGAGGATGCCGAATGGTCCCGTATCGGGGTTAACGTGACAGAAGCATCGACTGAGTACAATCCACAGTCTGAAACCAGCCAAGATATTATTTCGGATTCTGCGTCCACAGAGATCACGGGATATCAGCCGACTATGCCAGTCAGTCAACAGTGTACTAAGGGAGATCCTGTATTTGAACTAGTTACAGAACTTCGCCGCAAGCGGGCTACTCTGGCGGAGTCGAATTCCTGGCTTCTGAATGTAGACCTGTGGGACGTGACCGGAGAAGACGTAAGCGCCACCTATAAGGCAGAGGTACAGAAGGTATCCATTCAAGTGGACACATATGGTGGAGCTGGCGGTGAGGCTCCTGTTCAGGAGTACACCTTGAATTTTATCGGAGATCCCATTCCTGGTACCGTCAAGATTACAAGCGGAGATCCGGTATTTACTGCTGATTCCGCCGTTGTGTAAGGAGGAGACTAGATGGAGAACAAGATAAGAGTCGCCTCCGGTGTAAAGAAAATCGAGGTAAATGACGATGGGGAGTTTATCTCGTTCCCCGTTTCCGATGACAACTTCGTTGTCCGCTTCTATCACCTGATGGATGGGATCGGGGAGCGGGCCAAGGAGATCGGGAGCGAAATTCCGGAAGATATTACTGGAAAGATCGAGGCGATGGAAAAGGTCGTCGCGGTGGAGAAGGAAACAAAGCGGGAAGTGGACGAGCTTTTTGGGGATGGCACCTGCCGAAAGGTATTTGGCGATATCCTTCCGAGCATGGACTTGTTTGTGGAGTTTTTTGGATCACTGCTTCCGTTCTTTGAGGAGTACAAGCAGGACCGAATGAGAAGGATGGGGAAATATGGGGCAGAGCGCACAGGCTCCAGCCTTTAATATCCTGCTGGACAGGCTGCCAGATAGTTACCAAGGGTGGCTAATCCGCACAGATTACCGGATTGGGATACAGATCGCTCTCTGCCTGCAGGACGAGGAGCTTACCCAGGAGGAACGTGTTACGGAGGCTGTTTATCTTCTGTTTGGAAATGGACAGCCCCCCCTCCAAACAGCAATGGATGGTATTGCGTGGTTTTTACAATGTGGACAGCCAAAGCGGGAGGATGTTCCGGCGACTACCTCCTCACAACGGTTCTGGTTCGACTTTGACCACGCCAGAATATGCGCTTCGTTCCAAAAAACGTTTGGGGTGAAATTGCACAGGGAGAATCTACATTGGTTTGAGTTTATGTCCATGCTGGATTGTGTGGATGAAGATTCTTCCCTATCCAATGCCATCCAGCTCCGTGGAACGGACACCTCCAAAATGAAGGGAAAGCAGAAGCGGGATACAGAGCGGGCCAAACGGCTGCTGACACCGCCAGTCCATTATTCTGAGAGCGAGCAGGAAGCGATAGACGAGTTTTTCTCCAAGATAAAATGAACTGCCAGAACGAGGTGAGGACCAATGGCAGATAGATATGATGGCAGTGTACGCATCAAGGCGGAAGCTGACACTACCCCGGCGGAAAAACAACTTAAAAAGCTTCAGGAGAAGTTGGTCAAACAGACAGAACAGGTGGACAAGCAGGCCGCCGCTGTCAGAAAGCTGAAAGAGCAATACGACCAATTGTCCGCTGGAAAAACGGCCCCGAAAGGGGTGAGCCAGATGGAGCGGGATCTGAAAAAGGCCCAGGCGGAGGCCGCCAGGCTTGATGCTGAGTTTCAGAAGATCAACACCATGGCTGAATTTGACCGGCAGGCATATGGAAAGGTGGACCCAGGTCGGGAAAAGGAATTGAGCGAGGTCGCCCAGCGGCTGGCCCAGGCGGATGCCAATGTGGATGAGTTGAGCCGGAAGCTGGAGCGGCTTCGGGTGAACCCGTCGGCATCCGAGGACGCAAAACGTCTGGAGGAGAGTTTAAGAGCGGCGGAAAAAAGGCTGGAGGAGCTACAAGCTGCCGCCGCAAGCACCAAGAGCCAGATATCCGACTTGAGCGCACAGACCACGGGAGGCTTTGCCAAAGCGGGAACCCGTTTGAAATCTTTTGCGAAACAGTTGGGCAGTGGAGTGACAGGAGCAGCCAAAAAAGCCGGACAGGCAGCCGGATGGCTGAAAGAAAAAATAACTGCTCTTGGCCGGGAAAAGGGCTTTGATAAGGCCGGAAAATCGGCACAACGATTTTCCACACGCCTAAAATCTATCGTGGCCGGAGCCCTGTTTTTTAATATCATCAGCCGGGGGCTAACGGCGCTGACGCAGCAAATCGGGAAATATCTGACTGCAAACCAGCGGTTTTCTGACGCTCTATCCGGCATTAAAAGCAATTTGCTAACAGCATTTCAGCCAATCTATGACACAGTTATGCCAGCTCTAAACACGCTGATGGAAGGTTTGGAGCGTGTCACGGCACAGATGGCGGCCTTTATCGCCTACGTCTTCGGCACAACGGCCCAGCAGGCGCAGGAGAACGCCGACGCTCTGTATGACCAGGCCAACGCCACTGAGGAAGTTGGAAAAGAGGCAAAGAAGGCGGAAAAATATCTGGCCTCCTTTGATACCGTTGAAAGGATCGGAAAAGAGGAGGCTGGCAGCGGGAATACCGTGTCCGGGCCAAAATTTGACACAGATTTCTCCAAGGTGGAACTACCCCAATGGTTAAAGGATTTTTGGAAGGTATTTCAAGATAGCTGGGAGCAGTACGGCGCAACCACTCTACAGGCTTTTCGAGACGCTCTGTCTTCCATTGGCGAGCTGCTTTCCGCAATCGGCGCTTCCTTTATGCAGGTTTGGACAGGAGGGCAGGGCCTTGACTTTCTGAATCTCATTCAGCAGGGCCTACAAGTCATTTTGGGCATCGTAGGGGATATCGCCTCCGCCGTTATGGCCGCATGGAACAGCGGGACCGGGCAGGCGGTATTGGACGCCCTGTTCTATATGCTCAATTCGATTTGGAAGCTGATCATTAGTGTCGGGCAGTCTTTCCGGGAAGCCTGGAATGATGGAAGCGGGGTGGAAATATGCAATACGATCCTAGACATTATTCGAAACATCTTCGAGATTGTTGGAAATCTGGCAAACCGGATCAGAGAGGCGTGGGAAGAAAATAACAACGGAGTGGCCATCTGGAGTGCGATCCTAGACATTGTCCAGGATATCCTAGACTCCTTTGACGAAATCACAGCAGCTACATCGGAATGGGCAACACAACTAGACCTGACTGGAATCGTAGAAGGGGTCAGGTCATTTTTAGAAGCATTGGAGCCTCTGATTGATTTGCTTCTTGGTGGTTTTAGCTGGGCATGGGAAAACATTTTACTTCCGCTGGCAAATTGGGTCATAGAAGATGCTGCGCCTGCGGCCATCAATGTACTTACTGAAGCAATTAAGGGGCTTTTCGATGTTCTTCAAGAGTTGCAGCCTATTTTCATGAATATATGGGAGATCGTGCGCCCCGTAGCGGAGTTCCTTGGAAAAGCCTTTGTGCAACACCTGGTTGCCTTAGCCGGTGGAATTGAGATTATCTGTACCGCAATCGCTGCATTCCTAGATTTGTTAAATCAGCTTGCTGACTTGGCTTTTCAGTTTGGACAATGGGTTGGTGGAGGCATATCTAGCCTGCTTGGAATTGGGAGTGGAAAAAACGCCCGTACAGCAGCTATTTATACACAACGGGATATCATGAGTGCATATCCCCACCTAGCCTCTGGCGCTGTAATCTCTCCTAATAGTGAGTTTCTGGCGGTGCTTGGAGATCAGCGTAGCGGAACGAACATCGAAACGCCTTTGGCGACGATGAAACAGGCATTTATGGAGGCCATCTCCGAGATGGGAGGAGTTGGGGGAGAAACGGCGGTCAACATAACTTTTGACGGGTCGCTCGCACAGCTTGCTAGAATTTTGGAACCAAAAATCAGTGTTGAGAGCGCCAGAAAGGGCCCGTCCCTGGTAAGCGGAGGTGTGTTCTGATGGCGGGTCTGTTTACTGTAGACGGAGTTTCCTATAAGGTTCGGGTCCCGGCAGGAGGGCTGACACGGAGCTTCCAGGTCCTGGACGGGAAAAACGCCGGACGGCTCCTGTCCGGGACCATGGAACGGGATATCATCGGGACGTTCTACAACTATCAACTACAGATTGAGCGGGAGGGGGCGAGCCTTGAGGAGTACGACCAGCTCTATGAAGTCATCTCCGCTCCAACTAGCTTCCACTCTGTCACCTTCCCATACGGACAGAGTACGCTAACTTTCCAAGCGTATGTCACGGAAGGGAGCGACAACCTGCTGCGTCAGTCTGGCGGAAAAAATTATTGGACAGGATTAACCATCAAGTTTGTGGCTAAGAGCCCGGAAAGGACATGAGATGGGGAATAACAAGATTAGATATCTGGATCATGTCTTTGGGGAAGAAGATGACATCAAAAAGGGAAACTGTTATTTGGTCGGTACACTGTTGGGAGATTCTTTGTCCATTAACACCCTGGAATTTGACGTGGAGAGTGACGATTCCACACTAACACAGTTCAAACGAAATGACCCGGTTATCTATGAGCACAATGGAAAACAGATCGGCATTTTCTATGTGCAGAACATCGAGCGGATTGGCGCTACTACATACTCCTTTTCGGCTGTTTCCGCCTTGGGCATTTTGGCTGAAGGAAAGCACTACGGCGGGATATACACGGGTCAGACAGTTGCCGAAATCCTCCCAGATATCTGCGGGACCGTGCCCTATGAAATCAAAACCAATCTGACGGAAATCAAGCTGTATGGGTGGCTGCCCATTGCATCGCCTAGGGATAATTTGGCACAGGTGCTGTTTGCCATAGGAGCCGTGATAAAGACTGATTTAGGCGGGGTGCTGCGTATAGAAAGCTTATGGGATGGGATATCCGGTGAGTTGACGCAGAACCAGATGTACGAGGGACCGTCCGTTAAGTATGATTCCGCTGTAACCCAGGTGGTAGTCACAGAGCACCAATATGTGGAGGGCGGAGAGGAAACCAAGCTGTTTGAAGGAACTGCCCAGCAAGGGGATATTATCACATTTAATAGCCCGATGTATGAGTTAATTGCTGATGGCTTCTCTATCTTGGAGAGCGGGGCCAACTACGCAAAGGTTTCTGGCGGCTCTGGCACGCTGAAAGGGAGGGCGTATATCCATAATACCAGAGAGGTGGTAAGGGATGTATCTGAGGCGGCAGAGCCTAACATTAAAACGGTGAAAGACGCAACACTGGTTAGTCTGGTAAATTCAACGGCGGTAGCGGAGCGGCTGGCTAATTATTTCCAATGGACCGAAACAATACAGGCTCCTATTGTATACCAAGGAGAGGTGCCGGGTAACCGTGTTGCGACATGGCATCCTTATGACAAAACGAGAGTCACCGCCTGCCTAGAATCCGCTGACATCAACCTGTCCAACACGTTGAAAGCGGATGAAACGTTGCTGGTTGGATTTGTGCCGCCGAAATTCGAGCAGGTAGTAACATATGATGAGCATGAAGTGCTGACAGGCTCTGGAACCTGGACAGTCCCGGAGGGCGTTACACAGGTAGTAGTGGTCTTGATTGGAGGCGGCGGAGCCGGTGGGAATGGGAATGATGGTACAGGCGATTTTTATGGTGGATTTGGAACCGACAAATATGACACACAAACTATTTCCATTTATACATCTGATTCCGCTGGACAAACGAAAACCGGGAACGCTAGCATCACGGCAACTGGAAGCACAACAGAAGCGGGCACTGGTGGTACGGGAGGAAGCGCCGGATCTCCCGGAAAGGTTTATCAAAAGACAATCGAGGTTTCAGCGGGAGAAACTATCTCCTATATTTGTGGCTCTGGCGGTCAGTCCAATGGATCTAGTGGAGAGGATACTGTTTTTGGAGAAGAGTCTTCCGCGTCTGGATCGGCGGAGTCCGCTGGGTATACAGATATCGTAACAGGAATAACTTACGCAAAATCTGGTTTGCCTGGGTCTGATGGGGCAGACGGAGGAACCGCCGGAAATAATGGCGGGGACGCTGGAGAAATAGCTGGCGGTACTGGCAGGCCTTCTTACAGCAACCAAAAAAATGGAAGTGACGGCGGATCGTATGCGAACTACACATCGACTTATTCCGTAAACGCCTCTGTTTCTTCGTCCGGTTCAGGTGGCGGTGGTGCTGGAGGTCCTTCTGGCGCAAACAATGGAACCGCTGGGTCTTCTTCAACCGCACCGAGTTTTAATCTTTCAGTCAGAGAACCTAGCGGAACAGGAACTTTCATACCTTCAAAGGCCGGGTCTGGTGGAAAAGGCGCTGACGGAGCATCAGCCGCATTGTATGGATGCGGCGGCGATGGAGGCGGCGGTGGAGGCGGCGGAGGGGCCGCTGGCAACTATAACCTTACGGTCCGAAATAATGCATCTATCAAAATAACATCTGCTCCGTCCAGTACAAGAAAAATAAATTTTTCAGCGCACGTTAAAACCTACGATAACTATTCTGGTAGTGGCGGTGCTGGAGGCGCTGGAGGAGCTGGTGGGGACGGATGCATCATCCTCTACTATGGCGCACAGAAAAAGATTGAATCAGGCCCCGTGATGGACCGCACTGGCCGCTTTATTCTGGACAAGCTGGGCCGAAGATTCGTCGTGTGAGGTGAGATACCATGACAATAGAAGAGAGGCTGTCCGCCCTGGAACAGAGGATTTCTACCATGGAGTTACAGGCGCTTGCGGAGGAAACACCCACAAGCTACTACACCAGCAAATACAGTGGGGAAGAGATAGACGCACTTCTGGATAAGGTGGCCGCTATGACACAGGAGGTGGGCGTATGATTTACATGACCGATTGGAATATCTGTACGCCACCCGGTTTTTCACTTGGATTTGAGGGCGATAATGAGGTCACGTCTCTGGAAATATCCACTGACCTGCCGGAAGGGTGGGACTTAAAGGTTGATGTGGAGAAGGATGGGCAGAAGAACATCATCCAGCTTTCCCGTGATGGGGAAGTGTACAGCGCTCTGCTTACCGCCGCCATGCTGGCGGATGACGGTACATACGCCATGCAGGTTCGGGGCACTCTGGGCGACCAGGTGCGGCACAGCAACCTGTTTTATGCCACGGTGTTTAATAGCATCAATGCGGTAGACGCATTCCCACCGCCCCTGCCCTCCGAGTTTGAGCAGATGGAGGACCGTCTGACAGACATTAACAATAATCCGCCAAAACCCGGCACAAACGGGACATGGCTCATTTTTAACCCGGATTCCGGGGAATATGAGGAATCAGATATACCATTACCAGAGGGCGGCGGTGGTGGCTATAGGATCGGCCACGGCCTACTGCTGGACAGAGAAACGAATACACTCTCTGTAAATGCGGTGAGCGACTTCGAGGGGGATAACACCCTTCCCATTACCGCGGCGGCGGTGCAGGATACTGTTGGAAATATCGAGATCCTTTTAGGGACGATTTGAAAGGTGGTAAAAAATGAGCGTAGCAACTGAAATCAGCCGCATCCAAACCGCACGAAATACGATCCGTGCGAAAGCGGTAGAGCTTGGTATTGGCACAAGCGTTGACACATTGGACAAGCTGGCGACAGAGATCGAGGGTATTGAAAACCGGGGTGCTGTATCAGCGCAGGTCCAAGAGGGCGATACATACACCATCCCGAAGGGCTACCACAACGGAAGTGGTACAGTGTCCGGTGTGGCCGGGGGTGGAAACTATAACCTCCAAAGCAAGAGCGTGACTCCTACCAAATCCCAGCAGAACGTAACACCAGATTCCGGTTATTACGGACTGTCTGACGTGACGGTAGCTCCGATTCCCGATAGTTACCAGGATGTGTCTGCTGTGACCACCACTGTGGCTGACGTGCTGACTGGAAAGGTATTTGTAGATAAGACGGGTAAGGTTTCTACCGGCACCATGCCAAACAATGGGGCCGCAAATAAAACCCTTACAGCGGAGGAACCATCATACACCATCCCCAAGGGGTACCATACTGGTACTGGTAAGGTGCAGATTGTCCCAGAGACGAAAACTGTCACGCCTACAAAGTCCGAGCAGACTGTAGAGGCAACAGAGGGCAAGGTGCTTTCCTCCGTCACTGTGGGAGCTATCCCGGAGGAGTTTGTAGACACAACAGACGCCACCGCAGAGGCTGGACAAATCCTCGATGGGGAAACTGCCTATGTTGGCGGCAGCAAGGTCACAGGTACGATGCCAGATAATGGGGCAGTTACCCAAACGCTGACCGTTGCGGCTCCATCCTATACGATTCCGGCCGGACACCATGACGGAGCTGGAACAGTATCTATCACGCTAGAGGAAAAGACCGCAACCCCCAGCAAGTCCGCCCAGACGATTGCGCCAACCACAGGAAAGGTGCTGTCTAAGGTTACCGTTGGAGCCATTCCAGCCGCATATCAGGACGTAAGCGGAGTAACGGCTACTGCGGCTGATGTGCTGACTGGTAAGAAGATCGTAGATGCGAAAGGTACATTGGTATCCGGGTCTATGGCGAATAACGGCGCTGTTTCCGGTACCATCGATGGCCTGACCACGACCTCCTATTCTGTGCCTGCCGGGTACACCTCCGGGGGCAGCGTGAGCTTGACCAGTGACATTGAGGAAGCCCTTGCGGCCATCTGAGGAGGTGCGGCATGAGCGTACAGAGCGAAATTGACCGCATCAAGAAGAATGTGAATGACACACTGAAAACTATTAGTGATACCGGCGTGACGGTTGGGGCCGGTAGTGATTCCCTTCCCACTGCGGCCGCTGCCCTGGCGAATGAGAAGCAGGATAAACTCACCGGCACCCAGGGTCAGGTGGTTGGCTTTGACAGCGGGGGTAACGCCGTACCACAGGATGCACCACAATCTGGCATGACCCAGGAACAGGCCGACCAGAGGTATCTCCAGTTGAGCGGGGGAACTATGACCGGGGAGTTGGCGCTACAAGAATTTGACGCGCCTGACCCGGTGAATGAAGGTACAGATCCTAGAATTCAGCTAACCGCGGATGGTGATAATCTTGGGTTAGGTAAGATTCCGTTGATTGGATTATCTCCGAACTATGATGCAGGGTTTCTGTTCACTAATCCAGATGAAATTGATGCATCTGCGGGTGAAACTGGAATAGTTAGTAAGGTCGACTGTGGCGGCGTAGTGTTTTATAACGCTGGAAGTGCGAGAGCTCTTGCCAATGTGGTAAATGACTTTTACCTGCCTACGATGTTCGATGTAAAAACGGAAATCAGACCAAAATCCACCCTGGTTACCCTCCCCCTCTCCGCCTGGTCCAACAACACCCAGACTGTTACAGTTCCGGGCGTACTTGCGGATGAGAGTAAACAGTTGATTCAGCCAATGCCGACGATTGCGGACCAAGCTGTGTATTCTGCCGCTGGGATATCCTGCACGGGACAGGCGGCCAACAAATTGACATTCAAGGCGCAGACGGTCCCGACAGAAGATGTACAGGTTTATGTGGTAATCCAGGAGGTAGGGACATGATTTTTAGTTGTCCTGCCAAGCCGTTTCCGAAATTGCTTGAGTTTACTTTTCAGAATGGGTCAGGCTCCGTTGTGCATGGGCCTTATTTCGCTGAAGAAGGCATGGATTTTTCGGACTGGGTCGTATCTCCACATAATATCGATGGGTTTAAACTTGTTGATTCCCTGAAAGGTCTGACCGCTCAACCTCCACCTTATCTTGTCACAAGTGATGAGCAATTTTATCTTACCGTAACTGTTAATACTCAAATAATTGATGGCGAGGTTTATGTCATCGCTATGAATATGTAACTATTCTCGATTGCAACGAAAAAAAGTTAAAATTTCGGAGGTAATGGCATGATACTGAACCCGGTGATACAAGGTGGGGGAGCCGAGGAAAAGGAGTACACGATTACAAACAATACACAGCTCAGTTTCCCGACGAGCGCAAAAGCTGGAGAATATGTTTATGCGAGAGGAGCCCCAGGTGCATCCCTGTCTATCGATGCGGATAATTACAACGTCACTTTGCCGTACAGAGAAGGGGATTTTTTGGGGCCGACAAATATAACTGCCCGTGCTCCGAAGGCAAGTTATTTATTTGTTATGCCAGCATCAAACGTAACCATCAATTAACTACCCGAAAGATGGTGGTCGCATAAAAGGAGATCTTAAATGGCAGATGAAAAATGTATCTTATACCCACAGCGGGATTGCCTTGGCATCCAAAAAGCTAATATGCTGGAAAAGCAGATGAGCGAATGGAAAGAACAGTCCCGGCAGACGCACAAGGAGTTTTTCAACAGAATCCGGGAGCTTGAGATCGCCCGTGCAGAGCAGGGTCAGCAGTATACAACGATACTCGAAAAGCTGGAGGACCTGACGGGTAAAGTGAGCACACTGTCCAAGGGATTGTCAGACATTCAGGCAGAGCCTGGACGAACCTGGAAAGATCTGAAAGGCAAAATAAGTTGGGCCGTAATTGCGGCGGTTATTACAGCGGTTATGGCCTTTCTGTTAGACAAGATAGGTCTTTGAGAGGGGGTGAAAATATGGACTTTGGAATCGCATCCGTGGCGGCCATTACCGTCATCTGTTATCTGGTGGGACTGATCGTCAAATCGTCTGGCCTGGATAACAAGTACATCCCGGCTATCGTGGGCCTGTGTGGCGGTGTTCTTGGCGTGGCGGCGCTGTATACCGGCCTCCAGGATTTCCCGGCCACGGACCCGCTGACCGCCGTTGCCGTTGGTATCGTGAGCGGTCTGGCGGCAACTGGTGTCAACCAGGCCATCAAGCAGTTGAAGGAATAACAACATATTTTTGACTACAAAGGAGATTGAACTATGAACACCGAAATGCTCTATGAACTGTACGAAATCACTGAGAAGAACGACGCCCCCGATTTGGCTACCGTAGGCATGCCCATGCTCCTGAAGAAGCACCCTGAGATTACCCACGAGGAGGCCAAGGAGATGCGTGAGTTTACTGGCCGCCATGGGCCGGAGTTGGCCGCCGCCTTCCCTGACAAAGAGGCGTTTGAGGCCGCCGTTGAGGCTGGCATCCAGGCTGACAAAGAGGCCGCCGAGCAGGCGGAGCAGGCATAAGAAAAAGCCGCCTTACTGGGCGGCAGGAATTGACAGAAAGCGGACCCTCTGATAGAATGATTTTGTCCCACAAGGGACCGGAGGGATACTGCAACAACGGCAGGCGGTTAGCCACACTCCCAGAAGGGAGGTGGTGCTTATGGTTACATACTCTGATCTGATCCAGATCGGTATTTTGATCGTAGGCATTTTGGGTCTGATTCTTCAGATCACAAAACGGAAATGACCGCCCTCTCGTCCAAAAGATAGCGGTCATTCCGTGATCGTATTTCCTTTGGGCTAACCGCTTGTCGCAGTCATCCCTTCGTCATTATTATATCAGATCAGGCCGCTTTGTCAAGTAGACGGGGCGGCCTTTTGCCGCTCTGGGAGGATATCATGAGAATCATACAACAGTATTTGACCAGAAATGACTGTTACAGGGCCGGGAGGGCCATCCGGCCGCAGGGGGTAATGGTACACTCGACCGGGGCTAATAACCCCTCTGTGGCCCGCTATGTACCCGGAGATGATGTAATTGGTCGGAATCAGTACGGGAATGATTGGGACAGGCCTGGACTGGAAAAGTGCGCCCACGCCTTTGTAGGCCTCTTTGCAGACGGATCGGTGGGTACGGTCCAGACCCTGCCCTGGAACTGGAGAGGCTGGCACTGTGGCCGAGGAAAGAACGGCAGTGCAAATGATACCCACATTTCCTTTGAAATCAGCGAGGACGGCCTGGAGGATGCCAGCTATTTTAAGGCGGTGTACCAGGAGGCCGTGGAGCTGACAGCCTATCTCTGCAAGGAGTATAACCTGGACCCGTTGGCTGACGGAGTGGTAATCTGCCATCAGGAGGGCTACCGCAGAGGGATCGCCAGTAACCACGGGGATGTCCTTCACTGGTTCCCTAAATTCGGCAAGACCATGGATGATTTCCGGGCGGATGTGGCCCGATGGATGGAAGGAGAGGATGAGACTGTGACCTACGAGCAGTGGAAGGAGTACATGGACCGCTATCTGGCCGAGCGAGCGGAGCTACCGGCCAGTATGCCGAAGCTGTTTGCAGAGGCCAACGAGCTTGGCCTGACAGATGGGACCCGACCTATGGCATTTGTCACTCGTGAGGAGAGTGCCGTTATGGCACGAGCGGCGGCGTTGAAGTAAGGAAAGGACGTGGAGCATGAGCGCAAGAGTAAAGCTACCGGAATCGCTTGACAAGCTCTTGCGCTCTCAACTGGAGGAGGCCATCCACGAGGCCGCACTCCACCGGGACGATGAACTGATCGCCAGACGATATCTTATTGACAAATGGTGTCAAATGGATATTGCGGCGGAGCTGGGATGGCGCAGGGCCACGGTGGGAGACCACCTTAAACATATTTTGGAACGGGTGAAAAATGTATCCGCCAAGCTCTACACAAACCGTACATAAAACGTACACAACCCCGACTGGGACCGTACCCAGCCGGGGAATTTTTATGCGACAATATAGACATGGAGGACGTGAGGATCAAGGGTTGGTACACGTCGCCGCCCTCCTCACGGACTCCTTATTTTTATACAAAGGACGTGTGATATATGACCCCGGTAGAGAGATTGATTGCCGCTGGCATCCGGCCCGATTGCGCCAGGGAAACCATTATGTGGTTTCGGGCACAGGGGGATGATTATGGTTTGGAAAAGTATCTGAATGAGGTAGAAGCAAGGAAGGGGGTGCCAGCCGATGGCCGGATTTCCTAATTATACATACCCCGCTTACGGCGGCTACAACCCTGTAACTCCGTTTGCGCCCGCTCCGCAGGTCTACCAACCTATGCAGCAGCCCGTTCCACAGCCTGTACAGTCCGCCCAGACAGTTGGGAGTACAAACACACAGCCCAACTTTTTCTGCCGTCCTGTTGCCTCCAAAGAGGAAGCATTGGGTGTCCCAGTGGACTTTATGGGTGCCCCCATGTTTTTCCCGGACCTTGCTCATAGTGTGGTCTACATGAAGCGGTTCAATACCAACAGTGGGTCGGCTGATGTGTTTGAATTTAAGCTCGACACGCCTAGAGAGAAACAGGAACAGGTACCCACTCAGGTAGCGGCCTTTGCCCCGCTGGATGAGTTTATAGACATGAAGGACACAGTACAAAATTTAAAGGACGAGGTTGATAGGTTGAAAAAACCTACTGGAAAGGCAGTGAAAAAGAATGATGCCTCCAATGATGAATAATCCAATGATGGCAATGCTCCAGATGGCACGGAACGGCGGAAATCCCATGCAAATGCTTCAACAGATGGCTGGACAGAATCCACAGGCCGCCCAAGCTATGCGGCTGATTCAGGGAAAGAATCCGCAGCAGCTCCGCCAGATTGCGGAAAACATGGCAAAAGAGCGGGGCGTGGATCTTGACCAAATGGCCAGACAGATGGGGCTCACATTGCCTAAGTAAATAAATCACTTTATCAGTTTTCGGGTCTTGATAAAAACCGCTCTTTGGAAACATCCGGGGAGCGTACGGCCCCGATGTAATAACTGATAAAGGAGTATATACAATGGATAACGATTTTGCGACTGGCTATGCGCTGGGCAGCGATTCCAACGGCGGAAACTGTAACAATGGCGGCTTTTGGGGCGGTGACGGCTGGTGGGCTATCATCATCTTCGCCATGATCTTTGGCTGGGGCCGAGGCGGTTTCGGCGGCTTCGGCGGTGGCGGTGCCAGCACTGATCCTGGTCTCCAGGGCCTTGCTACCCGTGCCGATGTAAACGAGGCCATTGCCTTCAACGGTGTGGAGCGCGGCATCTCTGCTATTCAGCAGGGCATCTGTGACAGCACCTATGCCCTAAACAACAGCATCACCAACGGCTTCAATAACACCAATGTTGCTCTGCTTCAGGGCTTCAACGGCATCCAGTCCCAGATGTGCAACATGGCCGCGCAGGCTCAGGATTGTTGCTGCCAGACCCAGCGGGCCATTGACGGTGTGAATTACAACATGGCCACCAACACCTGCGCCATTCAGAACACTATCCAGGGCAGCACCCGCGATATTTTGGAAAACAACAATTCCAACACCCGTGCCATCCTGGATTTCCTGACTCAGAGCAAGATTGATTCCCTCCAGGCTGAGAATCAGTCCCTCAAGCTGGCTGCGTCTCAGGCTAACCAGAACAGCTATCTGACTGCCACTCTGGACGCTCAGACCTCTGAACTGATCCGGCGCATCAATCCCATGCCCGTGCCTGCCTATCAGGTGCCCGCCCCTTATCCCTACTGCGGGGCCTATAACAGCGGCTGCGGCTGTGGCTGCTAAACTGGTCGATTTCGACCACTTTAAATTTCCGGCTCTGCCGTGACTATTTCGGGGCGGTGGGCAACAGTCTGCCGCCCCTGATTTTTGGAGGTAAAATATATGTCTTGCAAACCTGTATGTAAGCTCTGTGACCGGCTTGTGCTCTCACAGGCTGTCGTCTTTACTGGTGGGAATCTGGAGATCAACCTTCCGGCTGGGGCCTACAACAACGGAGAGAAGTATTGTATTGTTGTGGCCCAGGCAATCCCTGAAACTGCCACTATCAATGCTCCGGTATATATCACCATCGGGACCGGGACAACGCTCTACCCGCTGACCAAGCGTAGCTGTGCTCAGGTAACCGCATGTGGTATTCGTACCCGCACCCGCTACTCTGTCTGTGTGGTTACTACTCCCACCGGCGGCTCGTTCCGTATGCTGGGCGCTCCCTGCTGCTCCCCCAGCAACAACCTTTCCAGCATTGACGGTGGGACCGCCGCTGCCCCTGCGACATAAAGGAGGGATACAGTATGAAACGATCTACTAAAATGCTTCTGATGAACCAGGGGAAAGAAAAAGGCCGCCATTTCGGGTTTGAGTATGATGATTGGCGGGCTAAAGACCGCTATCCGTATCCTGACCGGGTAGAGGACCGCTTCCGCGACCGCACTGGCCGTGAGCACTACGACAATGGACGGTATGCCCCAATGTCCGCAATGATGGAACCGGAGGACAGAGGATATCGCAGATATTCAGACGGACGGTTTGCGCCCAGGTCTGATATGTATGGGCCTGATATGGGGCGCTATCTTCCCTACCATGACCAACCCATGGGCCATTTTGACGAGAACCAGCATTGGCCGATAAACGATAGATACGAGGGCCGTCCAATCGGGTTCAATCGTGACTGGGTACAAATGGGAAGTTCCGATGCGAGCGTGCCTCAGTATCGAGAGATGGACCACATTCCTGGCCATCGTGCTATGAGTGGATATTCTGACAGCAATTATTCCCCAAAGTTTGACCAGCAAATGGCCGATGAGTGGACCAGCCACATGGAGAATGAGGATGGAACAAATGGAGCCCATTGGACATTCGACCAGGCAAAACAGGTCATGGCACAACGGAGTCTAGGTTATGATCCCTACGAATTTTGGGCCGCACTCAATATGATCTATTCCGATTATGTTAAAGTGGCCAAGAAATTCGGAGTCGGGGATAAGATCGACTTCTATGTCGATATGGCGAAAGCATTCCTGGACGACAAGGACGCTGGTCCCGATAAACTGGCGAAGTATTATAAGTACATCGTAAGATAAAAAAGTCCGCCCTCAAAATTGGGGGCGGACTATTCTGTAAAGTAAAAATACTTTTCCACCACATTTTCCACCACTTAAAGGCACAAACAGGCACTAAAAAGATATTTTCTCTGCCTTTGAAGGAGAAAGAAAAATTCCCTGAAAGCACTGGAAATAAAGCACTTTCAGGGAATTTTAGCTTGGCAGCGGGAGAAGGATTCGAACCCTCACAAACAGAGTCAGAGTCAGTGCGCAAAAAAACTCAAAGTAGCTGTCGCTCTATGTATTCGAGCAACTGAAAAATTTCTTTCCACCATCTTTCCCACCACTCCCGTCTAAAAGTGCAATATTTTGGTGCAAAATCAAGTTGTCCCGGTGAGTATAAATATTAGCTGTTATAGATATGTCAGAATGCCCCATAAGCTCTTTCGCTACATTGATAGGAACACCAGCTTTTTGCAGGTCTGTACAGAATGTATGCCGTAAACAATATGGTGTAAGATCGTCAGATAATTTGCTTTCTATGATCTGATTCCGATAGACTTTGGCTCCCATGTAGATATCCAACTCCCGGCAGAATGAGCGCCAACGGCGATACATAGTATCGTCATCCATACGGCCACCCTTTGCGTTAGGAAATACTGGAGCAAACAGGTCCCCTCTAGCCTCCAAGAGTTTTGGAAGGAGTTTGGAGTGTATTGGGATGTCACGCACTCCAGATGCAGTTTTTGGCCCCTTGATGGCCATAGAGCCGCTTTCTTTTGCTGTGTGTACATGTATCTCGTTGCGTTTAAAATCAACATCAGACCAAGTAAGAGCGGCTGTTTCTCCCGGTCTCATACCTGTGTATAGCAAAGTTAGTATCCAAAGGCCAGAGGAATGATATTCTGATACAGCCAAGATAGCAGCTCTTTCTTCCTCTGTAACGGATCGGCGTTTTCCCTCTTTGACGTGTGGCAGCTCTAACAGTTCCGCTGGATCATATGGAATGAGCCTAGACTGTCTGGCTCTTTTGAACATTTCCTGGAGAACCATACGAATTTTTTTGACATGAGAAGCGGACTTTCCGGCCTGTCCATTTAATATACGTTGAAGGTGTACGTCCTTAACTTCTCTTAGCTTCATATATCCGATGGCTGGCTTTATATAACCGTTAAATTTTTCATCATACATGCTAAGGCTCTTTGAGGTAAGACCTTTTGGGTCCTTGTAGGTCCTTTTCCATTCTATGTACCACGCACTTACAGTCATAGATCCGCCTACGACTTCTTCACCACGCTTGGCGGCGGCGATTTTCTCGGCCAGCTTTGTCATGGCCTCTAATTCAGTTTTCCCAGTAGCCTCGTACTTCTTTCCGTTGTACCTGGCTGTTTTTCGAATATAATCTTTAGACATTGACTTTTTCCCTCCGTTCTAATAAAATGGAGGGGCAGAGCGCCGATCAAAGCTTCTGCCCCTTTTCCCTGTTCCGGTGTTGGTAGCGCCGGGGCGGGGATTTTTTATTTGTCCAACTCTTTTATATCTTTTGCCGTGTGCTTAGAAATTGCAGATTTTCCGGTTTTCTCCTCTAACTCTTTACGGGCATTTCGAGCAATAGCGCCACCTTGTTGCACAACCTTTTTACTGGGCTCAAGCCCTTTTGGACTAGTGGCTCTGGAAATTTCGGTAGTGGATACTTCGGCAAGCATATTTAGAACCAGCTCTGTATTTGTCATATTGTCCCGAAGGCTTTCCTTTTTTAAACCCTTGTATGCCTTATATTCCCCTGTGGTCATTCCGGCCCATGCTTTTGTTAATTCATTGGTAAGGATTGCATACTCCAAATCTTTGATACCGGCCCTGTCCCATTCATCTGTAAGCTCTTTGCGAAATTCAATAGATTTAAGACGCTGTGAGATCCATTTATCGGAGTAACCTTTTTTCTTGTAAGTATAAAGTGCTCTTTGGATTGCCAATTCAGGATCAGCAGTTTCATCCAACCGCTGGCTTCCGACCATAGCGAGCCATTGCTTAAAGGGTTCAGCTTTCGGAGATGGAATGGATTGTATGATCCTCAGCAGTTGCGTTGTATCAGCAACATCGGTTAGGCGCATTTTCCCGTCTGCCGCCGGAAGTTTCAACTGGTGACAATTTGTCACCACTTCGCTCCCTTCTTCTTTTAGACGCTGTTTTAGTTTATTCCAATATTTTCGTCCTGTCGTATAATCTGGACTATCTGTCAATATACCAACAGCATCAACAATCGAAAAATACCATTCCTCTTTTTCGGCATCCCATGCTGTTCTAATTTCTTTACTTTCAAATAACTTGATTGCTGTCTTTTTATCTCCCATGCAATTATCCTTTCTGGGTTTCAATACCGCACACTTCTGGCGGGGATTTTTATTGTGCCTTTTTCAGTTCTGCAATCTCCTGATTTATGCTCCGAATAGCGAGCTTCAAGACGGAAACTTCACTGCGTAGCTCTTCTAATTCACTCTTCGGCGCTAATTTGTCCAGCATGATTTTTTGATTTTCCGCCAGTAGATTGAATTTCGGAGTGACTTCTGTATCCAGAAGAATTTTCATGCGCTGGGTGCTTTCGTCCAAGATTTCCTGTTTCTGCTGGGCCAGCCTTTGGTCCATCAGTTCCGCCATCCGTTTTTCGGATTCACCAATTCTGGAATCCATCAACTGTGCGATAGCTTGCAGATCTTTTTCTTCTAACATAATAGTTCTCCTCTCTATTTACCATCCGAATTACTCTAACCCAAATTGTGCCTTTGAGGTTACTTTTCCACCTTGGAATGTAACATTTGCGTTTGCACCGAGGCTTCCCTCTCCGTCCCATGTATACATCGCAGTATAGTATTCATCGCCTAGTCCTAGATCAACCTCAGATAAGACTTCTCCTCTGGAACCAACAATATCAAAGACCTCTTGATAAGTCATTCCAGTTTTGATTGCGTTAAATTCTTCAAGCGAAATGGTCCCTGGATTATCAACAGGAACAGAAAAGTCATTGTCACCGAAAACATCATACTTAACTTCGTCGCCCATAACGGACAATAGATTTACGTTCTCAGGGTCCACTAAATACAATATATAACTAGAAAAAGATTCTTCTCCTAGATCAGATTTAAGTTGAGAACAAGCACTTTTCGCTTTGCCCTGTATTTCAGCCCAATCTTCTGGGGCACCTTGAGATGATAGAACAGGAGAAGATATTTGAACTTCGATTTTGGTTTCCTGTGGTCGTATTGATAAAATTTCCTCGCTGGAATAAAATTCCTCTAAAATATTTTGGGCTTCTTCTTTGATATCGTCTTTGCTAGATATCCCTGTTTCGGTAATGGTACTAGATGCTGAATTATTATGAATATACTCATCTAATAAATTGTCTGCTTCTTCTTCTGTGAATCCACAAGATAAAAGATACTTTTCCCGTTCATCTAAGAACATAGTTTTGTAGCTCTGTATAAGGGCAATTCCTTCTTTAGCACTACTTAGCTTGCTCATATCATCATTATCAATATAATCCATTATCTCTTTTGCAATTAAGTTAATATTTGAAATATAATTTTTGGCGCTTTCTATGTAGGGATCAATAACAGAGTCATTGATTTCCTGGAGTCTATCTATAAATCCTGAAAGTACATTCCTTATATCTTCACAGGTGGAATATACATCCAATAAACTTGTTTCATTATTTTCAAGGGACTCAATAGACTCCTGTAAAATGCCAAAATTATTTTCGGTAAATTTTACAGATATATAGACAATACCATCGTTTGTCTCAGCTTCTTCTTTCGTGTGTGTCTTGTTCGGATTAGAGTGGTTGTTTGACAGAGAGCCGATACAGACTAAGACAAAGACAGCGATGATTGTCCAGAACCACCAGCGCTTAAAAATGGTTTTTTTATTTGACTTACTCTTTACAACGGCAGTTTTGCTAGTATCAGCCCCGCATTCGGGACAAAAACGAGAATTTCCAATGTCTTTTCCACAATTTGGACACACCATTTTTCATTCTCCTCTCTATCTTTTTCCGCCCTCCGGCGGTTTGGTTACAAAGTATGCCTTATTACACTTGTAAAAGCAATAGCCTTACCAAGAATGGTAATATCATTTAGATCCTCACCCTCATACTCTATATCAGGGAAAAGAGGATTGCAGGCCCTTAAAATAATCCGCTGTCCATTATAATAGACCTTTTTCAAAGTAGCTTCATCACCAATTCTAACAGCGGCAATCTCACCATTTTCTACTTCTTTCTGTTCACGGATATATACAATGTCGCCGTCATAAATACGAGCATTTATCATGCTGTCACCTTTACAACGGAGGGTAAAATCACATGGGATATCCTCCGGTACTGTGTCAAACTCTTCAGCTTCTTCCACAGCAAGAATAGGTTTTCCACAAGCAATTGTACCAAGACGAGGCTTCTTTACAAATTTCGGCATTGGGAGAATATTAGAAGAAAGTGATCGTGACGGCTCGTCAGAGATACCCATAAGCTGGGCTGGAGTAACATTTAATGCTTTAGCGAAAGCGGCGATTTTAGATTGAGATAGATCAACCACGCCTGATTCGATTTTTGCAATAGAAGATCTGTCTTTATAACCTACTTTTTCAGCAAGTGCTTCTTGTGATAATCCTTGGCTTTCACGCAAAAGTTTTATATTTTCATGGGTTTCCACCAAGATCACCTCCTTATATGAAAACAATAGCATATTCGTGAATGAGTGTCAACAAAAATTTAAAATTCAACAAAAAAGTGTTGACAGATATTCACACTGGTGGTATTATATGGATGTGAATGAAATTCACGAATGGAGGTGATACTATATGAACTGTCCGGAATTACGTGCATCAATTGCCAGAGCTGGAATTACAAATCGTAAACTTGCAGAACATTTAGGACTTTCTGAACAGGCATTTTACAATAAAATTCAGGGAGATACTGAGTTCAAAGGAAGCGAGATTAAAGGTTTGGCAAAAGTATTAAATCTTTCTATGAAAGATGTCAATACTATTTTTTTTGATCGTGACGTGAATTAAATTCACAACAATTTCCGTCCTACGAATCGACAATGAATAAGGAGGGGAGGGCGATAACATATCAAATCCGAGAGATGTATGGCGGTGTTAATTCTCCGATCAAAGTGGAATTGACCATATTTTTGTCAGGCCCCGATTGGTATAGACTTTCAAGTTCAGAAGCTTGGCATCATCTGGAAGCATACGTTGATCTGATTGAAAAAGAACGTATCCGCTCACAGCTCCAAGGGAAGATATAGAGACATCAAAAAACCTGCAGTAGATAATAGCGAATAAAGAAGGGGGTGATATCAATGATCTTAAAGAAATCCAAAGATTCTGGAGATTACAGTTGCGATAAAGGCAATGACAATGCCCTCGATGATACGAGCCGCAGTCTGAGATACTTTTTTATGTTTCTTGGCTCTTTCCTTGGGGCACTTATTGGAACGTTTTTCGCAGGACTTCTCATATAAAGCGAGTTCGTCAATCCTATGAACGTTGATTGCCCATATCCACGGGGTTGCTTTAAGCAGATAGTAGAATGGGGGATTTCCGATTGAGCAAGGTAAGTATACGGTCAAAAGGCACGATAACAGAGATTTCCATTAATGGAGTGCCAGTGGAGAAAAATGCTTTGCATTTCCGGCTAGAGCAGGATGGTGGCGAATATCCCAGGTTGCTCCTTACCATTTTGGTTGATGAGTTAGATTTGGAGTGCGATGCCGAAGTAGAAAAATCTCGTGTGAGGGGGTGAGAGAGATGGAAGCCATTTTGAAAGGCGAGGCAAAAGAAATCGCTGACCTCATATTTGCACTACAAGGCCAGCAAAGTACATGTTTGCAGATGGATACTAAAGCTGTTGCTCAATCCATAACTAAGAAGGAGGAACCGCAATGACCCCCAAACAGAAAGCGAAAATACTCAGGGAGATATACGGCGGTCTAATGACGTTGGAAGATGTCCGGCGAGAGCTTGGCTGTACAAAGAGATGGGCCAAGCAGTGGCTGGAAAACCACCAGATATTCGGCATCAGAATGAGCGAAAAGAGGGTGAAATACGATGCAGATATGGTGGCATCCGCTATTGTGCGTGACATGGGTGTGAGCGCATGAGATCAAAAATAATTGCCCCCACCCGTGATAGCGCACGGATGAGGGCGGAAGGTGAGAGAGCAGTGATATTTGACAGAAAGACTTGGGAAAACCGTGGACAAGGTAAGTTTCTCAGAGGATATCGTATTTGTGTCCGCCAATATAACCAAGGCCGGGATGCAAATTTTTACTTAGAAGCGTGGGGTGACAGCATACATGGGAAGCCCGCTCCATCGATTGGTCGAACAATCTCTGGAAGGGGGGCTGAGGCGAGAAACCGTGCAATCTCTGAGGCACTCGCCCTATCTCTGACCGGCCTCTATACAGAGCAATAAGATTCCACGGCCAGCGGATGAGGGCGGAAGAACAGGACAAGTCCTTGCACCTTGTATTTTAGCACGGTGTGGGACGGAATACAAGGAGGGAAAAGTTATGAAGTACGAAGAATATCGGTCTATGCTGGACGGGCTTGGTTATCGGATGAGGGAAGTTGTGCTAAAAGATGTGGCCAACGACCCGGAGTTAAATATAGAGCAAAAAGTTGCGTTGGCCAAAATGCAATAAGGAGTTGCCTTATGAGAGAGAACCTAAAAGCTGCCCGGAAAGCGAAGGGGATGACCCAGCAGCAGACGGCGGAAGCGGTTGGACTTAGCCTGATCGGATACCAACAAATCGAAAGAGGCGTAAGGATCGGGAAAATCGAGACCTGGGACAAATTGGAGGACCTGTTCGGGGTCCATCAGCGGGCATTGAGAGAAAACAGCTAATTTTTTTGATACCGTTTAATTTCCGCCAGTTCCTCCACACGCTCCACAGCCCTTTCTTGGCCCTCCCTATTAAGCTTGGAGAGGCTTAGAGAAATGCGAGAGAGCGGAGAGGTATCAAGCGACAGCATAGCTCCAACAGCGCCGATTTTTTCTCTGGCATCGCTTGGCACGCTATCCGGATTTTCAATGGCTCTCATCACAAGTTCAACCGGGATGTTCATTTCTTTTGCAATATCTTCGGGGGAAACAAGACCGGAAGAAATTCCAGATACGCAAGATGGCTCTTGTGCAAACAATTCTCCAAATGAAACCCCAAGAGCGGAAGCTAACTTTTGCATTTGCTCCAGCTTTGGTTCACGCACACCTCTCTCATATTGTTGCAGAGTGATTGTCGCAATTCCTGCTTTATCAGCTAATTCTTTTTGTGTTAGCTTTCGGTCTTTTCGGATCGATTTGATGCGTTTTCCTAAATCCATAAAATCACCCTATAGTAACTTACCACAAGAACGCACAACATTCAAGCTGAATTTGTTGCACCCCTTGACACATTCGAATGAATGATATATAATACATTCAAATTGAATGTGTAGGAGGAGCTGCCATGACAGCCAAAGTCGAAAATTTCTGTGCAACGAAGCGAACTAAGAGTGTCCCTGTGGATACCGGAGAAAAGGTCTGTCTGAACTGCATCTGGTACGAGCAGTATTTCAGGCAGAATAGAGGGAATATCCGGGCATGGGTTCCGACCTGTTCTGGGTATTGCCTACTGCGGGACAAGCAGAGGGGCCCGCTATGCCAACCATGTAAAGATTTTGAAACAGAATAAAAACGCCCCGCCAGGTGCTGGACACACCTGACGAGGCTGGCAAACCTAACTGACCAGACCAATTAGGCTTGATGGATATATCATACTAGAACATCTGTTCTCTGTCAAGCCGGAAAGGAAAAAAATATGGCAGAGAAAGAGACAAAAATTGGACGCAAAAACACCATTGAGGAACTGGGAAAACTCGGCGAGTCAGTCAAAAACCAAATGGATTGGCTCAACAAGCAGGTCTATGGAATGACATTTGAGGAACTGCTGCGGTTATCTGGAAGCAAGGGAGAGGAGGACAAGCCTTGAATACCTTCCTGTTTATGGGCGCATACGCCTGTATCATTGTGGCAATGGTTCTAATCATTTGGGATATATGGGATAGGAGGCGGAAAAAGTGAAGTACATTGAGGACGGACGCTCTCTGGTGGAGCGAAACCACGACGCTAGAGAATATTGCTATCAGTGCCGCCGGGAGCGTGAGGCACGCATGAACCGCATTGTGAGGCGGTGCCTGGTGGTGTCTAGCATGATCTTTATGTGCTCCCTGCTGGCAGGATTTATGTTTTGAGGAGGTAATCAGATGACACTGTATGAAATCGACAGCGCCATCCAGGCGCTAGTAGACCCTGAAAGTGGGGAATTGATGGACTATGATGCGTTCGCCGCCCTCCAAATGGAGCGGGAAGTAAAGTTGGAGAATATGGCCCTGTGGATCAAAAACCTGACTGCTGACGCAAAGGCCATCAAGGAGGAAGAAGTAGTTCTGAAGGAGCGTCGGCAGCGGACAGAGGCAAAGGCGGCCAGACTGAAAGACTATTTGCGTGAGGCTCTTTGTGGCGAGAAGTTTCAGACTGCCCGGTGTTCCATCAGCTACCGGAAGTCTACTGCCCTGGAAGTAGAGGATACCACCTCGTTGGCGGAATGGCTGGACAGTAATGGACACCCTGACATGGTGGTATATGCGGCTCCCTCGGTGGACAAGCGGGCTGTTACTGACCTACTTAAAGGAGGAGTTGATATCCCAGGGGCTGTGCTTGTGGAACGGACCAATATGCAGGTAAGGTGAGAAGATGGACAACATGGAAATTTTCAATTCCGTGCGGACAGTCCCTGAGTCTGCGAAAAAGCAAATCAATGGCGGACGGCTCAACGGTTTTACAGACATAAACCCCATGTGGCGCATCCAGTGCCTCACGGAGCGGTTCGGACCTTGTGGGATAGGCTGGAAGTACACCATCGAGCGCGAGTGGATGGAGCGGGGCGCAAACGATGAAGTGTCCGCTTTTATGGACATCATGCTCTACTACAAACAAAACGGTGAGTGGTCGGATGGAATACCAGGCACTGGCGGCTCCTCTTTCATCGCAAAGGAGCGCAACGGTCTGTATACCTCCGATGAGTGCTATAAGATGGCGCTTACTGATGCCATCGGGGTGGCGGCAAAGGCCCTCGGCATGGGTGCGGATGTCTACTGGGCCGCCGGCCGGAGCAAGTACGACACCATTCCAGTGTGCGCTTTATGCGGTAAAAGTATCAAAGGAATCCGAAAACAGGATGGGACAATCATTTCAGCATCTGATGCAGCTAGGAAGTCCATTGAGGCATATGGGCGGCCGATCTGTATCGACTGTGCCAGGAAGGAGCAGGATAGGGCCAATACCATGAATGAGGCTGTCCTGGAGGCCAGACACGGCGACGCAGGTGACCGCAGATGAGAGACAACCTGATGGACGAGCTGTGGCAGAAGTTCAAGATGCTGGATGCCGCCATTAAGGAGCTAAGGAGCCGAGGCTCCGCCTATGCCCAGGCGGAGCAGGACTATCGGGTAGAGCTGGCAAAATGCATCCTGCTGGAGCGGGATAAGGGAACACCTGTAACTATCATCTCTGACGTATGTCGGGGAGACCGTACCATCGCCGGTCTTAAATTCAACCGGGACGTTGCGGATGTAGTCTATAAATCAGCTTTGGAGGCTGTAAACGGATATAAGCTCCAGATTCGCATTCTGGACGCACAGATAGAAAGGGAGTGGGGCCATGCACCGGCAGACTAAAATGACGGACATCCCGGCCCGTGTCAAGGCCGCTGTGGCCGCGCGGGACTGCACCCACGGCCCCGCCACCTGTATCCTCTGCGGCGCTCCGGGAGGCCCCCACTGTCATGTGGTGCGCCGCTCCCAGGGCGGCATGGGGGTGGTGGAGAACATCGTTACCCTGTGCGGCCCCTGCCACTACGCTTTCGACGAGGGGCTGTTTATGGACCGTCTGCGGCCTCTGGGGTTCCATTCCCAGGCGGACATCAGGGCATACATCATCAACTATCTCAGAGGCTTTTATCCTGACTGGACCGAGGAGAAAGTGAGGTATCACAAATGGGGGTGAGACGGTGAGAACTTGGACGGACCGGGAAGTGTCCATACTTTTGGAAAACTATAACAAGGTATCAAATTCGGTGCTTATTAGTATGATCCCAGAAAAATCAAAGCAAGGAATCTATAAGAAAGCGTATAAACTCGGGCTTAGGAAAGATAAGAACATCGAATTTATAAACAGATCTGAGGCACGGAGGCGTGAAAACGCAAGCAACTGGAAAGGCGGAGTTAAATACACAGCAAAGGGATATCGGCAGGTCCTCGTGCCTGAGCATTTGAGGGCAGATGCAGGCGGATATGTTATGGAGCATATCTATGTGTGGGAAAAAGAGACTGGGGTTCCTGTTCCATCTGGATGCTGCGTTCATCATCTTAACGGGGATAAAACAGACAACAGAATTGAAAATCTATGCCTTATGTCTGTTGGCGCTCATACAGTATTTCACCATACCGGGACTCATCACTCAGAAGAAACAAAGGAAAAAATTAGAAGAAAGAGGCTTAAACATGCTGAATAAAATCGTGCTGCAAGGAAGACTCTCGAAAAATCCGGAGCTTCGCCACACTCAGGGAGGAAATCCCGTGGTCTCCTTCCGTCTGGCGGTGGACCGGGACTTTAAGGACAAGCAGACCGGCGAGAAAGCCATCGACTGGATAGACGTGGTGGCCTGGCGGAACACGGCGGAGTTTGTCAGCCGCTATTTTACTAAGGGACGTATGGCTGTTGTGGAGGGCCGGCTCCAGATGCGTGACTGGACGGACAAGGACGGCAACAAGCGCACCAGCGCGGAGGTGGTAGCCGACCATATCTACTTCGGGGACTCTCAGCGGAGCGGGGACACCTCCAACACCAGCGGGGACTACGGAGCGCCGGAGCCCCAGCAGGACGACTTTTCTGAACTGGCCGATGATGACGGAAAACTCCCGTTTTAAGGGGATGAGATAAGATGGCAAAGAACAAAGACCCCGCCGTTTTGTTCTACACATCCGATTTCCTGGGCGGGGCGGCTCTGATGAATATGAAGGAGCGTGGCCAGTACATCACCCTCCTGTGCCTCCAGAGGGAGCGGGGGCACATGACGGAGGGGGAGGTAGCCCGTGCGGTCGGGAGGCTGTCTGAGGAGGTCCGTGGGAAGTTTGAGACGGACGAGGACGGCAAGCTGTTCAACCGCCGCATGGATGAGGAGATCAAAAAACGGGAGGCTCACTCTCAACGGCAGAGAGAGAATGTGGCAAAGCGGTGGAATAAACAAAAGGATGACGATGGTATGTCCAGTGGTAATACCATGGTATTACCTTTAGGAAATGGAACATCATCATCGTATATAGATAACTTATCGTTAGAACAGGAAACATCCTCCGCACGCACGCGCGATGCCATCGCTACCGTCATGTCTGCGTACCTGGATAAAATCAACGCCAATCCGTCACAACAGAGCCTTGATGAGCTAAAGGGCTATGTGGAGCAGATGGGGCCGGAGTGCTGTCAAAGGGCGTTTGATATTGCCCTGGATGAGAAAAAAACGTCCTGGTCATATATCCGGGCGATCCTGCGAAATAAGCTGGCTCAAGGAGTTCGATGTTTATCCGACTGGGACGCGGTGGAAGACAAGCGGAAGGGGGAGGGAGAGGATGATTACTGGGCCAAATGACGCCCTGTTGTTCCGTCCTGAGTTCATAGACCCATCCCAGCCCACGGGGCTTTGGTGGGTACGGAACGCGGAGGACGTGGACGCAGTGAGGATCAACGCGGTGTGCAAATCGCTGACAGCACCCTGGTCTGAGGTCAACGGATGGACGGAGTGGCTGGCTCAGTTCCCGTATATCCTGCTGGCGATCCCACCTGGTGCCGCACAGGATGAGGCGGCGGAGCCGTTGACCGCGCGAGTGCCCCTCCCGGTGATGGTACCAGCGCCACGTGACTTCCTGGGGTGCGAGACGGTGTGGTCATTGCGGGAGGAGGGCGGCCTGAAAGCCATTGACCGGCTGTTGCTCAACGCGGAGGAGCTGCCCACTCAAGGATTGCTCAACCTGGCGGATGTGGACACAACACAGCGGAAAAACGCCAAGCGGGTGGTGTCCGGTATCCCTGACCTGGACCGGGCCATTGGAGGCTTTGTAGGCGGAGAGCTGTCCGTCTGGACCGGAAAGCGTGGGGAGGGCAAGAGCACAATTCTGGGACAGATATTGTTAGACGCGGTGAACCAAAGCCATTGCGTCTGCGCCTACTCTGGGGAGCTTCCAAAGGAGCAGTTTAAACTTGGGCTGCTCCAGCAGGCGGCGGGTTATCTCCACACCCGGCGGCGGGAGGACCAACGGACGGGCCGAGTTATGTACGATGTTGAGGATCGGGTTATACTGGCAATCAACGAGTGGTGGGACAAGATGCTGTTTTTAACGGACATTCAGCAGAAGAATGCTCATGACGAGGACAACATTCTCAAACTTTTCGAGTATGCCAACCGGAGGTATGGGTGTGACACGTTTCTGGTAGATAACATCATGACGGCTGAACTAAAGAACGAGCAGCAAATTGGATTTTGGAGGGCGCAGTCCTCATTTGCCGGGAGGCTGGTGGCGTTTTCAAAGCGGCTGGATGTCCATGTGCATCTGGTGGCGCATCCCAGGAAAACGGACGGCCCGATTGAAGCGGACGATGTAGGTGGGAGCGCGGATATTACAAACCGGGCTGACAACGTGTTCAAGGTCGAGCGGGTACCGGAGGAGAAGGTGCGGGAGGTCGGATATTCTACACTCCTGACCGTGCTGAAGAATAGAGAGTTTGGAGCGAGGGATCGGGTGCGGCTTGATTACAACGAAGCGTCTAAGCGGTTCTACCAGGCTGATGGAAGCCCGTCAAAATGTTACACATGGGAGTTGAAGATGAAGAATGGATAGGGCACGAATAATGGAGCTGATAGAGGGAGAGATCAGACGGAGAGAGGCGCTGATTCAAGCCGGGACATTCTTCGCGGAAGACCATCGGGAAGTTGCGCAGGCGCTTCGAATTGTGTTGGAGGCATACAAGGCCCCGCCAGCAGTGGAAAATATCGTTATAGCCCAAGAGCCACTGCGTGAAAAGTGGTGGAGGAAAACATGCGGCTGATCATCCCGTTTTCTCTGCCTGGTCTCAACGAGTACATAGAAGCGGAACGGGGCCACCGGCAGAAGGGGGCAAAACTGAAACGGGATTGCCAGACATCGGTAATCATAGCTCTTAGACGTCAAATCAGAACGCCTTTGCGGGAGCCTGTGTTCATGCGATACCTCTGGGTGGAAAAAAACCGGAGGCGGGACAAGGACAACATCTCCAGCTTTGGCCGGAAGGTTATCCAGGACGCCTTAGTGAAGATGGGTGTTCTGAGGAATGACGGCTGGGAGAATATCGAAGGATTTTCTGACAGCTTCGCTGTGGACAAGGGAAAGCCAAGGATAGAGATCGAGATCGAGGAACCAGGAAAAAAACCATAGGAGGAGATATCGTGAAGGATGAGAAGGCCGCCCTGCTGGGCGACCACGAGGCGGCCAGACGGCTGACGGAGGCGGGGGTGCTGCTGCCGTGTATGTGCGGCGGAAAAGCCAGCATGGTTTGCTTTGAAAAGTGCGGAGTCCCGTCTGGGGATATGGGATATTTGGCAGCAATTAAATGCCAGGATTGCTGGATGGAACTGAGGCGGTGGGCATTGAGGAAGAAGTGGGCAGAAGCTTCCGCCCGCCTCGCCTGGAACACCCGCGCGCCGATCCTGAGTGCGGCGGAGATGGAGATGCTGGATGAAGCTACTTGAATTATTTGCAGGAACACGCTCTGTAAGTAAGGCGTTTGAAAAGAGAGGCCATCAGACGTATAGCATAGAGTGGGACAAGTCATTCCCGGATATCAGCCTTTATGCAGATGTACTGACTGTGACGGCAGACCAGATCCTGCGAGACTTTGGGCGACCAGATGTGATATGGGCGAGTCCAGATTGCAGTACATACAGTATCGCAGCGATCTCCCATCACCGAAGGAAAGAAGAAAACGGAAACCTTGCTGCGGTCAGCGATTACGCAAAGTTCTGCGATCGAGTAAACCTTCACGTTCATGGGCTTATCATGACACTCTCGCCTCGTCTTTGGTTTATAGAAAACCCAAGGGGCGGGATGCGAAAGATGGAGTGGATGCAGGGCCTGCCAAGATACACTGTCACTTACTGCCAATATGGAGATACGCGAATGAAACCTACCGATATCTGGAGCAACCATCCAGACCCCCAATTTAAGCCTCCATGCCACAATGGAGACCCTTGCCATATAAGCGCACCACGAGGTGCAAAAACTGGGACACAGGGTCTAAAAGGGGGCCGGGAGCGTGCAGTGATACCAGAAGCACTTTGCGACCACATTGTTGATATATGTGAGATGGAGATGCTGGAGGGGGTGGAATGACAAGCAGCAAAAAGGCTCTGGAAGCTGCTCAGACCATTGCTGATTTTTGCAAGCAACAGTCATCCTGCCAAAATTGTATTTTCCGCTTGTTCGGCTCTGAAAACTGGAAGTGCCACATCGAGGCATTTGACTTGCAGGATGTATTGTCCAACATCGCAGCGAAAAAGAAAAATAATGGCTATTTGTGAGAGGAGGCCCAGCCATGACGGACGAGGCCGTGCAGATGGTGATGAAGAGGATGGAGGCGCTGCATGAGATTACTGAGTGACATAGCGTGGATTATTCTTCTGACCATTATGCCGTGGTGGCTATTCGAGAGGTTCCTATTGTCCGACTGTGAGCGGGCTGTGTGCAAGAGATTGGAGGCGCTGAACGATGGCAGTACGACCGATTGATGCAAATGCGCTACATACTGTAATAAGTGCGTGGCCGGAGAGCATCATGTACAAAGATTGGGTGCAGAGTGCAATTGCTACTGCGCCCACCCTCACCCCGCCGAACGAGGCTCTGACCATCGAGCAGTTACGGGAGATGGTCGGGGAGCCGGTGTGGGTGCAAACGCCCGGTATACCGCAGTATGGACGATGGGTAATCGTGGCGGGCGTTGATACGGAGTACGGGCAAAGCACTCTGTACTGCCAAGGCGACTATACCTGCCGGAACTACGGGCGGGACTGGCTTTCCTACCGCCGCCCGCCGGAGGGAGAGGAGGACACATGACAAACGCAGATAAAATCCGGGCCATGAGTGACGAGGAGTTGGCGGAGTTTATCAGTCGCATAGAAATTGGAGATTTTGGCCCACAGGTTTACGGGAAAACATTTTGTGACTTGTGCAGTGGACAATATGAGTGCGACAACTGCAGATTGTGGTGGCTCCAGCAGCCAGCAGAGGAGGACACCTGATGGACATTGAGAAGCTGATTGAGCAGCTGCGTTGGTGGGCAGATCACTGCGACCGAACAAATTACGGCTGCCATGCAAGGACTTTTTTGCTGGACGCCGCCACCGCCCTCACCACGCTCTGGGACGAAAACGAGCGGCTGCGAACCAAATTACAAAAATCAGAGCATGACAACGTGAATTTGACAGGAGAATTGGCAAAAGTGGCTGCCGAGCTGGAGCAGGTGAAGCGGGAGAGAGAAGAACTTGAGGCCGCACTACGGAGGGAGCAGGATGGATAGAAACTGCTACAACACCTCTTGCCCCTTCCGGAACAATGAAACCAGCAACCCTACATACTGCGCCTGCTATGCCTGCCCAAGCCGAGAAAGTCAGGACTACATCATTATCACAACAGACCATACAACGCCGCTGGAGGGGATGAAGAATGGCTGAGTACATTGATAAGACAGAGATTATCAAAGCCATAGTAGCCGAAGCATCCCATTGTTTGGTGCTTGATAAGCCAGCCGAAGCCCGTGGATATATTGGGGCAAAGGAGTTAATTGAGCGTAGAAAAGCCGCCGACGTTGCGGAGGTGCGGCACGGAAAGATTATAGAGACTATCAAAGATGGCAAAATGAATCGAGTGTTCTCATGCTGTGGACATGATTTTACGGAATTAACATGCTGGTATATGCCAAAATACTGCCCCAACTGCGGCGCTCGCATGGACAAGGAGGACGAGCATGGAAGCGAATTTGATTGACCGCGATGTTGCAGAGGATTATTTTGGGTGCTCAGATTGGGAAATCTTAGCAAAAGAAACTCTTAGAGAAGTGCCACTCGTCGACGCCGTGCCTGTGGTCAGGTGCATAAATTGTAAATATAAAGGGGTTTTATGGAGGGAAACGATTTGTGACCATCCTAACGGTATGTTACATAAAGTAAAACCTGATGATTTCTGCTCCTACGGCAAGCGAAAGGAGGACGACTATGCCTAATCTAATGTTTGCCGATGCCGAGTGCCCTAACTGCGGTGGGAACTGCGGAAATGGAGGACACGGAGATACCTTTTATTGCCCCTCCTGTGGATGGAAGGGGAAAATTGAGGGAGCCGAAGATGATATGAAAATTATCGAAGAATATATTCGGTTTTGCATGGAACGGGATAGGGGGGCAGACCATGACTAAGTGCTGCGCCACCTGCGTGTGGTGGGACGGAGACCGCTTTTGCAACCGATGATGGGCTATGAGGTTTTGGAGGATGAACAATTTCTTGAGGTCAGGAAAATGATGAAGGAGGCCAACATGGACAATCCATGCATTGGGTGTGATGTAGGATGGGAAAGCATATCATCCGCCGGGAGCATGTCTTGTAGAGACAAATGTGAACGATTAAAAGCGTGGGAGGCGAAAAAGAAAGTGAACAAGCCGAGAATTTGCGAGGTGCTGGGGGTTGAGATGGGAGAGCACTTCAAGATCGAAGGATACAAAGGCGAATATCACATCAATGATTGCGGTGTCCTAAAATGGGGCGGTCAAACGAGTGATGATGCAATTTACGAAGCCATCAACCACCCCGACCGCATCATCCGCAAACCCCGCTTCACCCAGCAGGAGGTGGAATCAGCAAAGATAATTAGCGTGCTGTTCCCCGAAGCAACACACATTGAGCGGTTGCGAGGCAGTAAAGTTTTAGGCATAACTGGAGCCGAAGATGGGTGGATTGCAGATATTGAAAGCTCGCTATTTCCAGAAATCAAGTCAGGTCAGTCCGTTACCCTTGACCAGATCATCGGAGGTGCGGAATGAGCGAAGTAATTATTACCAGTACATGGGGCCATGAAGACGACCAGCAAGCCAAAGCTGACGCAGGGAAGCCTCGACCCACGCTTACTCCTGTTAGTCTAATCGATGCTGTGACAGCGGTCCGCATGTACGGGAACGAAAAGTATCACGACCCGGAGAACTGGCGGCAGGTAGAGCCGCAGCGTTACCGGGATGCGCTCTACCGGCACTGGCTAGCCT